ACCCCCGTCCCGCCGCTGGAAAACCTCACCCTGCGCCAGCGCATTACCGACCGTTACCTGCACGATTTCGCCGCCGCCGTCAACGCATAAGGAACCCACATCATGGCTCTCCCACGCAAGCTGAAAAACCTCAACCTGTTCAACGATGGCAATACCTATCTTGGCCAGATCGTTGAACTCACCCCGCCCACCCTCACCCGCTCGATGGAAGAGTATCGCGGCGGCGGCATGGCTGGCCCTGTAAAAATCGACAACGGGCAGGAGGCGATCGAATTTGAATGGAAATGCGGCGGCTTGATGCGCGATGTTTTGCACCAATACGCCGCCACCCGGCATGACGCGGTATTGCTTCGCTTTGCCGGTGCGTATCAGCGCGATGATACCGGTGCCGTCGATGCGGTCGAGATCGAGGTACGTGGCCGCCACAGCGAAATCGGCTTTGGCACCGCCAAGGCCGGGGACGATACTGAATTCAGCGTCAAAACCCAGTGCAGCTATTACAAGCTCAGCATCAATGGCGCAACTGAAATCGAGATTGACCTTGTGAACATGGTCGAGCGCATCGGCGGCAATGACCGCCTGGCCGACATCCGCCGCGCCATCGGGATGTAAAGCCAGAACAAGCGAACGCCCCGGCAGTTGACCGCTGCCGAGGCGTTCTGGATTCACCCTTTGATCATGGCAAAGGACAAATGTCGAAAAAGTATAGCAAGGGCATGTTCCGAATGACCCGACACGACGGCGTTGAACTGGAAGGCGAATTTTCGCCGTTCATCCGTGCCTGCATCGGCATCGGCATTGTGCTGTTTGCCGGTGGCGTTGCCGCATGCCTGTGCCTGTGGGCCGCACCGCCGTTTGTGCGCGCCTTGGGCGATGTCATCGTTGCACTTCGCGGATAGCCGTTTCCCCATTTTCCACCACCGAGCACCCCCATGAGCAAACAGACCCTCATTCCCGCCTCCCCCACCGTCACCCTCGACGAACCCATCACCCGTGGCGAGCAGACCATCAGCGAGATTTCCCTGCGCAAACCCAATGCGGGCGAGCTGCGCGGCGTCTCGCTGCTGGAACTGGCGCAACTGGACGTGAGCGCCCTGCACAAGGTGCTGCCGCGCATCACCACACCGACCCTGACCGAGGCGGATATCAGCAAGCTGTGCCTGGCGGACTTGCTCGCCCTGGGTGCGGAAATCGCCGGTTTTTTCGCGCGCAAGGATGCGCCTGGCCTCACTGCGTAGAGGACGCCATGGCCGACATTGCCGTGATTTTCCACTGGCCGCCGTCAGAGATGGAACGCTGGACACTGGATGAACTCATCGACTGGCGCGAGCGTGCGCGCGTGCGCGGCGAGGAAGGATGATGCTAATGTACGGGCATGGGCGAGTTTTTACTGAATGCGATCATCATTGCGGCGGTTGTGCTGGCGATCGTGCTGTTCATTGGTTTCAGCTTCTCCCTGGCGGGAGTCGTCCGCAGTTTTCTGGGCACGGATACGCGGTCGAAGAGGCCGGACATCAGCGAGGATATTGCCGGCCAAGTGCTGTTGCAGCAAATGGACGAGTGGAAATTCAAGATGCAGTGCCATCCGGCGCACTTGGATCCCGACCGCGAACTGTCCGCCCTGGAGCGGGACGAGCTTGCGCGCCTTCTGGACGAGGGCAAGTGGTATCTGCTCCGAGCCAGGCAATTGTATTTGCAGTATGGACTGGACACCGCGCCCATCGAAGAGGCCGAAGCGGAGCTGAGGCGCGTGAAATCCGAACTGCGCCGCAGCTGATTCTGGCTGCATTTGGCCTGGAGGCGCGGCATGGCTGACCTGCGCATGCAAATCATCCTGGGCACCATCGACAAGGCCACCGGCTCGATGCGCAAGATCATGGGCGGCAGCCAGGCCATGACAGCGGCGCTGCAAAAAAGCACCGCTGCACTGAAAACCCTTCAGGCAACCCGCGCCAATATTTCAAGTTTCCATACGGCGCGCACGGCACTGAAAAAAATCTCCCGTGAGTATGAAGAAAATACCGCCCGTCTTGGCGGGTTGCGGCAGACGCTGGAAGCCCATCGCGGCGCACAGCAAGCCCATGCAGCCAGGCTCAAGACCGCGCGAACCGCCTTCAAGAATCTCAGCCGGGAAATGGCCCGCGCCAGGGCGCCAAGTCAGGCGCTGAACCAGGCATATCACCAACAAAAAACCGAACTGGACACGCTGCAGCGCCAATACAACCGCAGCACGTCCGATGTGCGCAGTTACACCCGGCAACTGAAAACCGCCGAAAACACCAGCAAATCACTGGGGCAGAAACAGACGGATTTGACCGGCAAGCTGGAGCGGCTCAAAACCACTCTGGGACGCGCCGGGATCGGCACCGCGCAAATGGCCGGCCACCAGCGCGCCCTGCGCGGTGACATCGCCCGCGCCAGTGCGGCCATTGAACAGCAGGCCACGCGCCTGAACCGCCTCAACGCGGCTCATGCCCGCAGCAAAGAACTGCACGAAAGCGGCACGCGCATGATGCAAACCGGACTGGGTGCGTACTACATGGGCCGCCGCGCCCTTGAGACAGGCATCCAGGCACTGGCTCCGGGCCTGGCCTTTGACAAGTCCATGTCCAGGGTGCAGGCACTGACCCGGATGGACGCCGGCGATGAGCGCCTGCAGCAACTGCGCGAAGATGCCCGCCTCAAGGGCGCGACCACCCGCTTTACCGCCGCCCAGGTGGCGGAAGGCCAATCCTTTCTGGCCATGGCCGGGTTTGATCCCGAGGCCATCCTGGGCGCGATGCCGTCCATGCTCAATGTCGCCATCGCCGGGGATCTCGAACTGGACAATGCCGCCAACATCATCAGCAACATCAGTTCCGCCTTCCAGATCGACCCCAAAGACATGGCCGCGATGCAAACCCTGTCCGACCAACTCGTGACCGGCTTTACCACCGCCAACATGGACTTGGTGCAGCTTGGCGAGACCATGAAATACTTTGCCCCCGTGGCCAATGCCGCCGGGATTGATACCGCGACTTCCATCTCGATGGCGGGCATGCTGGGCAACATCGGCATCCAGGGATCCGATGCCGGGACGGCGCTTCGCACCATGACAACGCGGCTTGCAAGCCTGCCATCGGAGGCACGCAAAGAACTGGAATCGCTGGGCGTATCGAGCATGGACGGGGACGGCAACCTGCGCAATATTGTGGATGTGATTGCCGAGATTGACGCCGCATTTACCCGCCGCGGCGATGGCAGCGCCGAGCGCCTGGCCGGGATGAATAAAATCTTCGGGCAGCGCGCCTTTGCCGGGATGGAGAACATGGCCCAGCAGATGGGCAGCGGCGCGTTCCAGGAGTATGCCAGCGTGGTGCATGACAGTGACGGCAACGCGGCCAGGGTTGCGCAGGTGATGGCGGCCAATCTGTCCGGCGACTGGCTGAATCTGGTCTCGGCAACCGAAAATCTGCAAATCTCGTTGCAAGATGCCCTCAATCCTGCACTGCGCGAGCTGACCCAAACCGTGACGGGACTGATGGGTAAACTTGGTGGCTGGATCAAGGACAATCCACGGCTGGCCAAGGTGCTTGGGCTGCTGGCGCTGGCGGCAACCGTGCTGGTAACGGTGTTTGGCGCGCTGGCAATGACCCTGGGCGTGGGCACGATGCTGTTCTCGCACGCCTACAAAGCGGTGGCGCTGCTCGCCAACTCGGGCATCTTGACCTTGCTCAATTGGCCTTCTCATCACCGCGATTGCGGTTGCCGCGTATCTGATCTACAAATACTGGGAGCCGATCAAGGGCTTTTTTTCGCGCCTGTGGGACGGCATCCAGCGCGGCATCGGCGTGGCGGTGGAGTTCATCAAAACGAAACTATCCTGGACGCCGCTGGGCATGCTGCTCAACCACTGGGAGCCGATCAAGGAATTCCTGGGCAAGCTGTGGGACGGCATTGTGGATGCCCTGCGCAGCACGTGGGACATGATCGTCGGCGTGCTCACCGGCGTGTGGGACATCATCGCGGGCATTTTTACCGGCGATGGCGGGCGGATCATGGAGGGTCTCACCGGCATCTGGGACAGCATCAGCACGTTCATGTCCGGCTGGCCTGCAAGGATGTGGGAGTGGGGCAAGGACATGTTGCAGGGCCTGATCAACGGCATCAAGAACATGGCCGGGGCGGTGGGTCAGGCCATCACCGGCGTCGTCAGCGGAGCGGTGGAGCGGTTCAAAAACTTCCTCGGCATCAAAAGCCCCTCACGCCTGTTTGCCGGGCTGGGCGATTACACCATGCAGGGATACGCAGGCGGTATCGTGCGCGCCCAGAGGGAGCCGGTACAGGCCGTTCTGGAGATGGGCCAGCGCCTGCGCACCGCCGCCGCCGGGATCACCCTGGGCGTAGCCGGTGTGGCCGCGCCGGTGATGGCAGAAAGCGCGCAGGTCTATGCCCCGTCCACCCGCAACGCCGCGCCTGCGCCCACCGCCGCGCCGATGACGGTCAACATCACCATCAACGCCCCTGGCGGCAGCGCGCCGGACATCGCCCGCGAGGTGCGTCGAGTGCTCGACCAGGTGGAGCA